GGTAGGATGGTCTACATTCAATTCTTTCCCCGTTTTTTTTATAAAAACTTTTTCTCTTTCTTTTACGTACAATTCCGCCCAAAGTATGAACAATTTCACACAAATCATCACAAAGTTTCTCAGATACCGTTGAAAATTCTGTACCACAAAAATTTCCATTTTTAGATAACATACAATGGCCGTCGGTGTCCATCAATCCTTGGAGGATTGCAAGACGATTATTTACAGATGTATATTTGTATATGTCAGGTATAAATTTATTATGTGAACGAGTATGAGATAGTGATAGATTCTTTAATGGTTCACCAATAGAAATGGAGCAGGTTCGTTTATTATCGTATTGTTTATTTTCTTTAATCTTAAAATCACCAAATAATTCATCGAAATCATCTCGATGAGTTTCGAACCTACATGAAATACTTTGGATATGACCGTCCCCCAAAATTAGACCTAATAGATAGGGGTCTATTGGTACTTCCTCGTTATTTTCAAACTCAATTGGTTCTACTATGGGTATTTGCCATTTGTTTGCTCCGTTGGACCCTCGATAGTGAGTGTTTATTGAGTATGTTCTAAAATTATTGTATCCACGACCTTGATCTTGTATAATATGATTTTCATACATTTGTTTCGTGGATAATGTAAGAGTTTTCTTCAACCTATTGTTATTGGAGTTTTTACCATGGTTAGAAGAAGATACTGACCAGAGATGTGACTCATCGGTAAAGATAAAAAATCCATCGTTGAACGTAACTTTATATGTCTCTCGTATACCCTGAGGAAAAACACCGATTACATTAACTGGTTTTCCGTTTGAGCCAATGACTTTGTCACCAATCATAATATCACCCATTTTTTTGGTCCCATTTGGTGTGTATATCAAAGTTTGGTTTGACAACGCTTTACCTAGGCCCAAATCATCCGCTAAAATATACTTTTTGTTTTCACACAAAGTTTTTACACCTTCTTTTTGATGTTCGAGTAATGGTCGATGTGAGTATTTCTCAAAATCAATTTCTACGTTTTTGATTTTATTATCTTTGATTACCGCGGCTTTTGGTATCCAAATATCATGTAAACCCTGATTTTCAAAATAATATCCCCACACGTGATAAGCGGTGTCTTTTTCAACTAAAAGTTTTTCTATCCAAATTTGTGTTGGTACTTCTATAAACATTTTTTCATTTGCAATTTTACTCGCAAAATATGTGTCCAATTGTACCCATTTTTTCGCAACCTTTGGTTCTCTTTTGTGATATTTAATCACATATTCGGTTTGAGTTGCGTTAGGAAAAAATTTAGGATTTGAATCCCTTTTGTGTTTTAATTTAAGAATAAAGTTGTTCGCACCTTCATAACGATCTATAATATCTAAGGCTTGATTTTCTCTTGCGTTTAATTGACTATCCAAAACAAAAATAAATTAAATATAATAATATTATGAATATTTATCAAGAAGTATGGCACAAAATCAAGTTCCAATCACAAGATTAGGTAAATTTTTCGGTCAGGAAGATTTCGATTTGGATGTTAGTATGGGTCGTGAATGGCTCGATGGTGATATGAATTTTACCATTGTTGTCTATCGCGTAAACAAACAAAAAACAAATCAAGACGATGTTTATGGCGAGGCGGTACCTCAATCCATAGAGTTTTTACCACCAATATCAGTAAACGCTTATTTGCAAATTATGCAACCAGATATGGCTTTCTTGGGTAATTCCAAGGTTATACAAAACGAACCGGGTAATATCAGATTCGCTATCTACCAAAAAGATTTGGATGACCTACAAGTTTCCATTAGTTTGGGTGATTACATCGGTTATTGGATTACCGAAAATCAAGTAAGATATTATTCAGTTGTTGATAAGGGGATACCCAATTATGACAACAAACATACCTATGCAGGATATAAACCTTTTTATGTCAGTTACATTGCAACACCAGTAACTGCTAACGAATTTATGGGGATTTAAGTTTAAATGATGAAAACTCAAATTATTAGAGAATTAATTCAGAAATTAAGATCTGAAAACAAAGACGATAATGTTACTGGAATATCATATAGTAATAAGATTATCAATGGGAAATTTACGAACCACTTAAGTGTTACATTTTATGTTCAACGTAAAATTAATAAAGATGAGATAAATCCTCAATTTTTAATACCTGATAAAATTGAATATTCAGGATATGAATTTTTAACGGATGTTAGTACGGTTGAAGTTGATTATTCTTCAGCTGAATGTCCCGATAGTTTTTATGATTGGCAAACTAATCCAATCCCATTCGAGAAAGTATCTAAACTCTCGGGTGGTACTAATATTTTATTTTGTACATTAGGGGGGTTAGTCATTGATAACACCACCAACTCTCTCGCGGGATTGACTAATGCTCATTGTGGTTGGTGGAAAAACATAAATTCAGATGTAAATCCTTTTTTTCCTTTGAATTATGGAACAACACAAATATATTACAATGGTACAAACAACGATGCTCAAATTGTTGGTATCCAAAAAAGATATAGTCCAGGTTTTAGACCACCAACAACAACTAAAGTTGATGCTGCTTTATTAACAGTACCATATGATTTAATAGATTTTACAACATCTTATCGACAGGTAGGACTTACAGGTTGGACACAACCTATGGATTTTGCCACAACAGAAGAAATAGATAATTTGATTTTTACAAAAGGAAATTTATACAGTACAGGAATAACCACAGGTGCTAAGGGTGAGGGTGAAATGAAGTTGGTGTGTGTAGCAACACACTTTTATCATGAATTCCGAGGTATTCCACAAGTTGAGGATATGGTTGTTTATGTTGCTAGTGCTACAACAACACCCAATGGTACCGCGTGTCCTTACCCGATTTATTATGGTGATAGTGGATCAATTGTTTCGGCAGACATAAATGGTGTACGTAAAATAATTGGATTGGGAAGTTTGATGGTTACATATCGTACACCTTCAGGTGATCCTCTTTATGGTGCTGGGGTAGTAAGAATTGATAACATTGTCGAAAGTCTTGATATTTCACCTTGGACAGGTCAAACAGATATTTCTTTTTCGAGCACTGCGAACACAGAAACGTATTATACAGAATCAAATTACAATAACAAAACCATACAATTATCTGGTAAAACTTTTTGGCAATGGGGACAAATTGTAACCACACCCACACCATCTGTCACTGTCACCCCAACTTTATCCTATAATTCAACACCATATCCAACAGTTACTCCGACAATCACACAAACAGTCACTCGTACCCCAGATCCCAATTGTTCACCATTTACGAATGTTATTTGTTATACTTATCGAATTGATTTTCTACCCCTTGGAATTTCAAATTCCTTTTATCCCACACTATCTATTTGGGTAACATACAAAGATTGTTTTGACCCAAATATTATTAAGTTGGTAGAAGTCCCATTAAATATTCCAAAATTTATATGTTCATCAGAAGTACCAATTGTGGTTAATAGTAAAGAAAATACAGCTACAGATGGATGTCCTGACATTGAGGACTTCACATCAATCACAAAACTTGAGGTTTGTGGTTCACATTGTCCACCACCTAATCCAACCCCATCCGCAACTCCTACAAATTATTTATTGTATAGTAATTTACTACCAGCACAAGGATCTACGACTTTTGAATTAGCATGTTCTAGACTCACCTCGGAAACTGCAATTTTATGGGGTTATAGTACAAAACCCTTGAGTGAGATGGGGTTAGCGGATGTGATTTATGATATAAACACAAATCTACCAAAACAAACATTTGGTCTTAGATTTAGAGCATTTAGTGCGACCCCAGATGTCTCGACTCAAAAATATGTTATTTATTGGCAGAATAGTGGTAGTTCGATAACATCTGTTGAACCTTGTATTTAATACTCAGTCTTTACCTATTCGATCATTTAATATCAATATAATATCTTCTGATTAATATTTACCATAAATGGCTCTACCTAAAAAAGTAATACCAAATATTAATTTAGTCCCTCCAAAAATTTTACTTGAGAGGAGAGAACAATTATTACAGGATATTACAGAAGACGGAACATATCTTCCAAAGAATTTGGGTTATGCCGAAATGGATAGAGGATTTTTAGATTTTGTTAAAAATGAACTTAAAACAGTTGTTGAGGGAAAAGTAATTCCAACAATTGACATTCTTATAACAACACAAAACTGGGCACAATTTACTCAAACTTGGTCTTTTCAAGATTTGAACGGCAACACCGAACCACCCTTTATTACGGTGGTGAGAGTTCCTGAAGTAAAATATGGTACAAATCCTGCGACTCTTTATAATATCCCAAACCAAAAAGAATTTTTCTATGCAGCTGTACCTACTTGGAATGGTAATGTAAAGGGGCTTGACATTTATAAAATACCACAACCAGTACCTGTTGATATCTCGTTTAGTGTAAAAATTGTTTGTAATCGAATGAGAGAACTCAACGAGTTTAACAAAAATGTTCTTCAGACATTCGCATCACGTCAAGCGTACACTAAAGTTAATGGGCACTTTATCCCAATTGTAAACACAAACATAAGTGATGAATCTGTCACACAGGTTGATAAAAGAAGATTTTACATCCAAAATTATGATTTCACACTTTTGGGATTCCTATTAGATCAAGATAAGTTCGAGGTAGCACCTGCGGTCTCTAGAGTTCTTAATGTTTTTGAGACCAATATGAAACCCATAAATCGTAAAAGAAAAAGATTCCCTGTGAATGAAGGTGTCTTTGATCTTACGATTCAAGCGGTAAGAAACTCCCCTGTTATTAGGACAATCAGTGTTGATTATACAGGTACTTTTACAATTTTATCAACCCAAAATGTGAGTACCTATGATTTGTTTGTTAGGTTAAACACCAGTACAGAGTTTGACTATTATGGGACAAATGTTGTCAATTTTGAGGTGAATACTGGTGACCAGTTACGATTTGAAATTACTCAAGAAAATGCCGACCCAACTTCTACCATAACATATGGGGTATCTTTTTTAGGTTCACCACAAAATTTAACTTTCGATTTACCAACCCCGTCAATTACCCCAACAAACACAATAACCCCTTCTATTACACCAACGAGTAGTTTGACACCAACACCATCAATAACCCCAACAAAGTCAACAACACCAACGAATAGTTTGACACCAACACCTACTATCACTCCGACAAAAACTTCTAGTTTATGTCAATCTTTGGAATTAATTTGTAATAATTATGAAATAACCAATACAACGTCTTCAGCACAACCACTTTTATTAGTATATTCAGCATGTACAAATCAACCGACAGTATCATCAATTACTTTGAGTTCTGGACAAACCACTAACTTTTGTGCAGTAGCATACACAATAGCTTATTCTGGTGGTCATATAATTAATCAAACGGGAACTTGTGGAAAATTCTGTTCTTCATTTACAAACATTTTCCTACATATACCAAATTTGACTCCAACACCTACTCCAAGTCTATCGTAATCAGTCCTCACCATAGATATCTTTTTTCTTAGTACAGTTTTGATCTATAAGTTTTTCTAAGAACTTATAGATTTTTATTCCGTTGTCATCACAATATTTTTTCAATTTATTGTGGGAATCCACCGAAATTTTAATGTTTTTGGTTGATTTTTTCATTAAGGATAAAAAAAGATAATTTTTTCCTCCTAATATAAATAAGTTTTTATAAAAAAAAATACTTTATCGATTAAGATAATATTTATATCAATAAAACCTAAAAAAATAAAAAAATCATCATATGGCGACTACCAATAAAATATTCGTATCCCCTGGTGTTTACACATCGGAAAGGGATTTAAGTTTTGTAGCACAAAGTGTAGGTGTTACAACCCTAGGGTTGGTTGGCGAAACCTTAACAGGTCCCGCTTTCGAACCTATTTTCATAACTAATTACGACGAATTTGAGGCGTTTTTCGGTGGGACTATTCCCGAAAAATTTGTCAACACTCAGATACCTAAGTATGAATTAGCTTATATCGCTAAATCTTATCTACAACAATCCAATCAGTTGTTTGTAACACGTGTTTTGGGTCTTTCAGGTTATGATGCGGGTCCAGGTTGGTCTTTATCAATTCAAGCAAATGTGGACGGAACCACTGTAGGTTTGAATGGTTCTTCTTCCAACTATACAATTAGTTTCGTTGCCACTACTGGTGGTACCGTCACTCTCACACCTGTAGGTACGACATTAGTTGGTACAAACTTGAATAACCCTTTTACTCTTTTAAATGGAAATCAATCATCTTTCAATACTGAATTGAGTACTCAACTTACAGGTATTGTAAATGCTTCTGGTAATACTAGTGGTACTTCAGTTTATTATTTTGGTACAATCACAGACGCGGCTTACAGTGCTTTGAGTTCTTATACAGGTGAAACCAATGTGTTTGGTATGTCTGGTCTTACTAACTCTACCGCAGAATACACTTCTCCAAACAATGATGCTTGGTATTACTCTAATTTTAACGAAAGTACCAATGGTAATTATACAGGATACTCTTTCTTTAGTGTGGTAACTTCATTAACAGATGCGGGTGGTGGAACTTATAATGGAACTATATCTGGTACTGTATTTAACTTTTCAGGCGTTTCATATTTAGATTATAACAATGTGGTAGTAGCTACTTTACGTTCAAGAGGTATTTCGAATTATGGTTCTGGTGGAACAGGTCCAAGATATCAAGTCACTGGACTTACAAGTGTTGTATTAAACACTACGGGGTCATACTCTGCTATTACAGAAAATCCATTCTCTCGTTTTGCTATTTCAGGTATTACGGATGGTACAGCTTCTCCTGAAAATTTCTCGTTCGTTGTTTCATTATCACAAACGGATCAAAACTACCTACCATCCGTTTTGGGTCGAACTAACTTTGGAAAAAGTAGAACTGAGGTACCAATAATGGTTGAGGAAGTGTACCCAACCTTATTGACGTATGGGTATAATAAAGGCTTTATTAGGGGTCTTAAAACTGACTTAATTGCAACTCCTGGTTTAAGGTATAATCCTACAACTGATTCTATTGCCAATTATTTGGAAAGATACAGAGCAGCTGAATCTCCTTGGGTTGTATCACAACTTCGTGGTAGTACCGTTGAAAGATTATTTAAAATTTTAACGATATCTGATGGTGATTCAGCCAACACTCAAATCAAAATTTCTATACAAAATATTTCATTTAATAATGTGTCCTTTGATTTAGGTGTTCGTGACTTTTTCGACACAGATACTAATCCAGTTTATTTGGAGAAGTTTACTAATTGTAATATGGATCCTTCATCGAATAATTACATCGGTGTTAAGATCGGTACTTCTGACGGAGAATATGCTTTGAATTCGAAGTATATTATGTTAGAATTGGATTCGGACGCACCTATCGATTCATTACCTTGTGGTTTCGAAGGATATGTTATGAGGGAGTATCCCAATGCAATCCCTCCTTTCCCAATTTACAAAACCGCTTACTATTTCCCTGGTGAAGTTATTTACAACCCCCCATTTGGAACTACGACAGGACCTGTTTCTTCTCGTGGTATGTCAAATGCGGTTCAGAGTTCAGGAGACAGAGTAAGAACAACCTTCTTAGGTATCTCAAGTCAAATTGGTTATGATGTTGATTTTTATCAGTATAAAGGAGCTCAGTATCCCGTAAGTATTTGTGATTCTGAAGCGGCTGAACCATGGGATTACATTACTCAAGGTTTCCATATGGACTCAGGGGCTACTGTTGTTCAAATTGCAGTAGGACCAACTTCGGGAACCCCAGCATTCCAGTGTGGTGATGCGTCATTCCAATCCGATCCCGAAAGTTCTGAAAACCCTTACTATCAGATTCAAGCTCGTAAATTTACTTTCTTGGTTCAAAGAGGTTTTGATGGTTGGGATGTCTATCGTGAGTATCGTACAAATGGTGATAGTTTTATACTCGGTGGTGCTGGATATCAGAGAGGCGCTTGTGCAACAACAAGATATCCGAATGCCACAGGGTGGGGAGCATTTAAACCTATTAGTGTTTCAAACTTTACAGATTACACTAATACTGACTACTATGCATATTTGTTGGGTATTAGTACATTCAATAACCCTGAATCCACAAACATCAATGTGTTCGCAACCCCTGGTATTGACTATGTTAATAACTCAAATCTTGTAGAAGACGCTATTTCGATGATTACTTATCAGAGGGCTGACTCGATTTATATCGTCACCACACCTGATTGTAATGTGTTTTTACCAACTAGTAACGATAACTTCATTTATCCTACCGAAGCAGTTGATAACTTAGATAATACAGGTATTGATTCCAACTATACTGCTACCTACTATCCTTGGATACTTGTTAGAGATACTGTTAATAACACTCAAATTTATATTCCACCAACCAACGAGGTTTGTAGAAACTTAGCATTAACTGATAACATCGCATTCCCTTGGTTTGCAACTGCGGGTTACACACGTGGTTTAGTAAATGCTATTAAAGCTCGTAAGAAGTTGACTCAAGAAGATAGAGACACTTTGTATCAAGGTCGTATCAATCCTATCGCAACTTTCTCTGATGTTGGTACTGTTATTTGGGGTAATAAAACTCTTCAAATATCTGACACAGCATTGAACAGAATTAATGTGAGAAGATTGTTACTACAAGCTAGAAAACTTATTTCTGCTGTTGCTGTAAGATTGTTGTTCGAACAAAACGATGCTAAGGTTCGTCAGGACTTCTTGGATAGTGTTAATCCGATCTTGGATGCTATCAGAAGAGATAGAGGTCTTTATGACTTCAGAGTAACCGTAAGTAACTCACCTGAGGATTTGGATAGAAACACCCTTTCAGGAAAAATTTATCTAAAACCAACTAAGGCACTTGAATTTATTGATATTGAGTTCTTGATAACTCCAACCGGAGCGTCATTTGAAAATATCTAATAATAAATGATTTCACACACCAAACAGGCTTTAATTTCGGAGGGTTTCGATGTTTTCGGAACCCCCGAATTAAAGTATTATGCATTTGATTGGGATGATAACATAATGCATATGCCGACCAAGATTATGGTTCTTGATGATAAAGGATCTGAAGTTGGAATGTCCACCGAAGATTTTGCTAAGTATCGTGGAATTATAGGTAAGGAAAATTTCCCGTATGAGGGAACCACCATTGTGGACTACGCTCAAAACCCCTTTCGTAATTTTAGAACAGAAGGAGACAGACAATTTATCATTGATAGTATGAAGGGAAAACCTGGACCAGTATGGTCCGACTTTGTGGAAGCAATCAATAATGGTTCTATTTTTTCAATTATTACAGCTAGAGGGCATAACCCAAACACTATAAAGCAAGCCATATACAATATGATTGTGACTAATTACAATGGAATTAATAAAGATTTATTACTTAAAAACCTAAAAAAATATAGAAAGGTATCAGGAAATAGAATCAACACAAGAGACTTGATAAATTATTATATGGATTTGAATAAGTATTATCCTGTGTCTTATGGAAGTGAGAATAGTGCAGCTAGTCCTGAAGAAC